CACACATTCTGGCTGCTGTATCTAACTGATAACTTCTGCCACTTGCATAGTCAATAGACCGCAAACCACTCTGTGCAAGTCGTTTAATACAATCATTGACTGCCTGATCATAAGAAAATGTTCCACTGGCAACTTTAAGTACAGCCAAATCCATTTCCCTTTGATATACCTGTAATACTCCAGTAGTTCCAAGGACAGTATTTTTAAATCCCATTGACCTTGTTATATTACGAAGCTCTCCAACTGTTTGCAATTGAAATGCTTTTATTAATCGTGACATATCATTAGGCTGTTTTAAATCAACTCCATGTTGTTCCCACATAGATAAGTCATTATTCCATGCCATACTACCGGCTTCAGCAACTAAGGTATTCCCGGCTTCTTTAGCTTCCTTTACGGTTTCGTCAATAATATCTTGTATTTCCTTTTTATAAGCTTTGGTATTCTCTGCAACAGCTTTCTGATATTCTTTATCTGCTCTCAGATACTTCATGACTTCTTTCTGTATCTGCACTGCAGAATAACCCTGCTCAACCATAGATTTAGCCATCAGCTCTGCTGTTTCCGTATAGCGACCTGTCTTTTTCACTCTCCGGGCAATATCAGCAATGACTTCCTGCTCCATAGACTGATAAAGCCCGATTATGTACTTATCCGCTAATATTTCAATCTGTTCATCTGATAATGCCCTTCAAAATCACCTCTAATCTGTCAAATCATCGTTATCATCTTCTGATACCTTTCCTTCTGCAATGTATTTTCTTGCATCTTCTTCTGAAAGATTATATCTCTCCATCAGGTACCATACCAACAAAATAGGAACATCAGAAAATGTCACTGCATCTGCTCTCATGGTTTCCAATTTTGCTTCTTTATCCTCAATATAAGAATCATCAAATTCTATGGATAAAGGTTCTTCCAAATTAAAACCAGTACCGTGAAACTGATTGGAGAACCACATAGCAGCACGGATGATATCTGTAATATAATATCTTGCATTTTTTCTTTGCTTATTTAGTTCTTGTATAGAATCTTGCTTAGTTCCTATATACTCTGTTGCTGTAGTAATTTTCCCATTCTCAAAAGTATATTTTCTACTACCATATCCAAACATGATTGACAAAAGAGACAACACCAATTCAAATGCTTTGGTAATATCATCCACTCTGATTTCCGGATTATATTCTTTAATAATAGTATCCGCCTGTGGTAATTTTTCTCCCAGAAGAATAAATAAATCTTTTTGCTGCGGTGTTAATACCTGCGTGCCATCATTCTTCTGTTGTAAACATGCCAATAACTCGTTTATGAATACAAGTTTTTCACCTTTATCCAAATCTCCATACAGGATGTTAAAGCACAAATCAACAGCCTTAAATAACGGAATGGCATTGTATATTTTAGGTAGACCATATCCTTCCATTTCTTCCAGGTTATTTACTTCTGCATTAACAAGTATAGAGAACGGTTTTACTTTTCCTAATTGTAATGAACTTTCATTCTTAACATTATTCTTTTCATCAAAAATCACTGTATCAGCTTTATACAATTCATTCTCTAATACAAATATTACAAGAGTAGTTTGTTCCTTTCCTTTTATCTTATTCGTAGCACAAAATGCACACTCTGTAACTAAATCATTTTCTACAGTTAACGGAATAATACTGTCCGCATCACAATAATTAACTTTAATTTTGCCATCTTTAACCTTAATCTTCTCATTTGTTTCTTTAAGGTATGTTGCTCCTTTTAGATACACATATGCACCTGTGGTTCCTGTAGCAGAAGTCTTTTCCAACTGTTTCCGATACTGAACATCAAATCTGTTGTTATCCAACAACTGTTTAATAAACGCTTTTGATTTACTTTCTTTTTCCGGCATAACAGATACAATCTCACATAAATTGGCATCATCTGCACAACATCTTTTTGCAAAATTCATTCTACTAATATGTACTTCTTTGTTATTAAGGTTTTTTCTTTTGTGGAACTCTTCACATTCATTGTTCTTATACCAATTATCACATAATTTAATAATTGACAAAGCATTGCTATTAACATGATATCCGCGTTTCTCTAAATATTCTCTTACACAATCTTTCCTTGGCTCGTCCTCCCATTCTTAATATCTTGCTTTCATATAAAAATAATCTATGTATCTACTCCAAGAATAAAAATCAGCATCATAAGTATCTACATCTGTACTATAATCATCTAACAAAGAATCTTCTTCACCATCTCTATATACCATTGTAGATAATGACTCCACTAACCCCGGGCAAAATTTGCTTACTACCATAAATTTATCTGTATTAAAAATGTAATTATATGATAGTGTTCTATTTTTGAAATCAACCTTCAAGCAATCTGCCACTAATGTTTGATAGCTTTTTTGTCTACTAAATATACGAAGGCCATTTTCAATCATCTGTGCTTCATTATCTACAAAACAGTGTGTTACTGGGAATTCTGGATACAATATTGCTAATTCTTTTTGGAATTCATCATAAGCCCCATAAAGTTTATCTGGATCTACAGTTCCTTTTGCATGCATTACTTTCTTTTCTAACAATCTGCATTGTCTCTGATAATTTCCAACAATACCATTTGCTATAAATGTACTATGCGATTTAGTACCGCCTACATCTAATCCTATAAATACTTTGCTGATTGGCAATTTCAATGCTTCCTCATAACTAATATTCCAATTCATAGGATTACTTGCAAATTGTGGAAATAACAATCCTTCTGCTCTTGTCCAGTTCCCATTAATATATCTGTCATAGTACACAGTACCAGCATATTCTTTCTTCAATTCCTCAACAAATTTCTTTGGAAGAAACGGATTGTCACCCAAAGTATATTTCTGTTGGAATATATCTGCATCCGAATCAAGAAATTGTTTAAAAAAGTGTTTTGGTCCATCCGGGTTACAAGTTCCATCAAACAAACTATTTTCACATCTTAAACGGGACTTGAGCATTTCAAATACTTCTCTGTTCCATGTAGTTACTTCATCCCCATAAGCATACTCAATAGTAGCACCTTGTATTTTACTTACCTGATTAACCTTATCAGCACCAAGACAATATGTTTTCTTTCCAAATAAATAAGCCACATTCTCATTATTAATGTTACCAATGGCCCTTTCTCCATATATCTCCCGCATTGGATCCAGAATATTTCTACTAAGAGTTGATTTGGTATTACCCAAAAGAACAATTAAGCCTTTCCCAGTGCATGCTCTTATTCTTTTAGGAATTAAGTAGAAGTCTAAAAAAGTCTTTCCTGATCCGGTGGCTCCGGTCTTAATATTCCATCTATGATTAGCATTATTCCAATATTCTTTTTGCATTACGGATAAATTAAATTCACTCATGACTTCGCCAACCTATCTATTGATGCTATCAATTCATCAACCTTCGTATATTCTGCATCCGAATCAGGTTTATCTTCTCCAATCAGGTTCCTGAGTTCTTTAATTGCTTTAACATTCCCTTTCTTGGATTCATTAAAAAGTGCTAAAGTAATTAAAAGACTATTATCTATTTCCTCCGGCTCATATCCTGCTTCTATCAATTTATTGAACTCCTTGGCAGAAGGCTGCATTTCAAGAAGCATATTCATAGAATCACGTAAGGCTTTTCGTTTTCTTCGTGCTATACCAGATGCTTGACCGCCTAATTGTCCACGTTCTCTTGCTTCACTCTTGCTTCGAACCGGTTTTAAATTCTGTTCATTCGCCACTTTACAACCTCCTTCCTTTCAAAATAAAAAGAACCAGATACATGGATTTCTCCATATATTTGGCTCTTTGGCTCTAAATTATATTATTAACTATAATTATAATCTATAGTTATAGTGGGTGTCAAAATAAAAATACCAACCACCTATATTGATGGTTGGTAAATAACCTTTTTTACCATTTCTTATTCTGGTATATAATCATTATGTATATCATATGATATAGCTTCGATAATACATGTATTAAGTTTTCCTATTTCTTTATTTGCAGACTCCATGTGTTCTTTTACTGCTTTGTTTACATCATTTGCATTACTCTTTAAATCAATTTCAACACCACATATTTTTGATAATTCAACTTCAAAAGCCCCTTTCGCTTCCAACATTTGAACAGCCTCTTTACTTAAATAGGGTCCTAAAATACTTAATTGTGCCATAAATTCTTCTGTAGAATCCTGCATCATATCAATAATCATTTTTGCCGTATATTCATCTGATGTAATATCAAAATTATTAATAAAATTCGTATCATATACTTTAAATTTTGAAAAGAACTCTAAAGACTCTTGCAATTTTTCAAATCTAACAACGTGCAAATTATATTCATGTTTCTGCATTTCGATGTCTTGTAATCTTTGGTTTGTATTTAATGAAATAATTAGTGAAAAAATACCTGTTATAAAACCTGCTATTACGCCCGAAGTTAATAAAATTTGATATAAATCCCTATTTTCTTTCTTATCCATTGGTACACCTCGCAAATTAAAGATTACGTTTTAAGTATATCATATCATTTATCATTATACATTCTCCATATTAAATTCAGAATACCCACCCATCAATATTCGATTTCCAAGGTACTAAAATAGACATTCCTATCTATAATTCTACAAACTTAATACAACTTTCTTTCAATAAACATTTGTAATTCTTCTAAACATCTAAACTTATTTGAGCATTTGCTTCTTTGATTGTTTCCTGCAAATGTAAAGGTGCTTCATATTTGTCAATCAGTTCATGAGCTTCATAAAGATATTTTCTCTTTAACGCCTTATACGATTTTGTTTTACCATCTTCTTGGTATAATCCAAACTCTTTTTTAATCTGATTATAAATATCTGTGTATACTTTCTTTCTAATCGAATCATCACTATACGCTTCTGATTTCTTACCACCAAGGATTTCTACACCTTTTCTTTTTACATGACCAGAAAGTTCATCGGATTCAGATCCGTATAATGGAATTTCAAATTCTAACTTATCTAAACGTTTTTCCATTTTTACTGTTCTTGTGTCCAGTAGTAAAATAGCCTGCATTTCTTTGGAAAATTTTGGCATTTGATACTGTCCATTCTTTCTAAGCTCCGGAAGAACCTCACTTGTTACCCAGTGTTTAAATCTTTTTGCTGATTCTAATTTACTGCTGAAAATTAAAGCATATAAACCGGATTCATTAACAACTGTCATGTTTTGTTTTCCACCAGGTGTCATTATTTCAGTGACCCCTTTATCTTCTTCCTCTACGTGATTACTAATTGCATTATTAAGAGATTTTCCTTCTCCATATCCTAATGCTCTTGCCACATCCTTTCCTACAAAATAGGTTTCATTATTTAGTTGTACTGTTCTGATCTGCCCGAACTCTCTATTTTCAAAAATCTTTAATCATTCATTTCTTTTCTTCCTTTTGTTTTAATTTTACCCAACATATCATTTATCAAAATTCTTGTAAACCCTAGTAAAATCAAGGCTTTCGGCATTTTTTCACTTCATTAAACGGTGGTTTAGTTGCTTATTTTTTCAAAAGCATCATAAATAATATTAAATCCACATTCGCAACTTTCACTACCAAACGGACAATCTTTACATAGATTTGTTATTTCGCAATATGGTAGACTCTTCTTTCTTAAATACCACAATATAAATCTTTTTATCATACTCTTATTCTCCTAAAATGCAGTTTAATTTATTGTTTTGATAACACAAACATTGTGAATCCTATCTTCTGTACCATCTTCAAATTTTATTTTCAGCCAATTTGTAACTTGATTACTTCTAAATTCAAAGGATAACACTTCCAAAACTCTTTCCGTTCCATCATAACCAATTACTTTAATTTTCATTTTTTCTTTCCTCGCTAAACTTTACTTTAAATGACTTAATATTTTCTCATTCAAATAATGCTTGAAAAATTTTGTTAATAATTACAATAAGATTTTCTATAAATGTAAGCAGTAAGGCGATAATTGTTACTTTGACCGGTAGGTCTATCGCCATTTTTATTTTGTTACATTTTTAATATTTATTTGCCTTAATATCCATAATCACTTGGCATTTTATGATTGTATGTGTGTTTTTTCCCACATTTTTTACACTTGTAAATTGTAGTTCTAAAAATAACATGGTCAGAATCATCCTTTAACTCTTCACAATTAACCTTTTCCCATTCATGTTTTTTACAAAACACTCTCCTTAAAAACACAATTTCCTCCTAAAGTATGCTTTAACTGATTAACTCATATTTCTTTTCAAACACATCATATTTACAAGGATAAAATTCTCCACGCAATCCTTTGATAATATAATCACCAACTGTTGCTTTCATATCACCTTCAAGTGTTTCAATCATCAAATCACCATCAGAAGAAAAATAATATTTATCTCTTACAAAAGCGAATATCTGTTTCTCATTATCACCTGTCCATTGAATAGCTTCTATTTCACAAGGTTTTGTTCTATATCTGTTTATCATTTTTTCCTTTCTCCAAACAAATCCAAATAATCTGTTTTACTAAATTTAATAAAAAATTTGTAGTTATAGTTTTGTTTTTATTATTCTTATCCAACCGCACTTTTTACACATATAAGTTGTGACTGTTCCTGTTTCATATTCGTTAGTTTTAATATGTATAAAATCATGCTTACAAAACCAACTTCTTATAATTCTAAATATCATTCTTTCCTCTACTATTTTTTTCAATTTACTTTAATAAATCTATATACAAATGTTAGCGGAAGCAACAGAATATTATGTAAATTCCAATGCAACTTCCCATCATTACTGTATTTAGAATATATTGAAATCAAATAATAATTTTTATACAAATGTATTTTTCTATAATGACATAGCCTTTCATCAAATACATATTTTGATACTGTTAACATCTATTACAATTTCTCCGTCACACTTGAAATTCTATTTACTTTCTCTGCTTTCATTTTTTCTATGTAGCCAAAGCTAATAATAACAGCTGTGCCGCTCTATCTGCTTGTTCTTCATACTCTCCATGATTTTCAGAATTAATTATTTCTCCTTTATCACAATGTAAAAATGCATGTGCAATTTCATGTGCAAGATTATAATTGAAATCATCTATTGTTAGTAAATCCTGCCTGATTACTATCCTATTTCCTTTTATTCGCCCATCATAAGCCTGTAATGGCGCAAATTTTACAATAATACCATGTTCTGTTGCAATATGTACTAACTTAGCGAATATTTCTCCTTTATCCATTATTCAACATCCCCTTTGTACATTCTTCTTATCTGTTGTTTTACAACCTACATTTAACAATTTCCTCAACTTTTAAAATTTCAATTCAAAAATTCTATTTTTTCTTCCGCTTCCTTTCTGGTAAGGAATATTGTTTCGCCAATTTCACTAAGCATCACATAATTAAACTTCGTTTCCCTAATACAATACTTTTTATATTCATGTTTACAACTTATCCCTGCTTCACATTTACATAAATCAAACTCCAGAGAACAATCATATTTGTGCTTACATTCAAGAGTATAAATCACCTCATACACCATACTGCCTTCCGCAACCGGAAGTCTTAAAATCAACTTCTGTTTCTCAGCTTTTCTGTATTCCAAATAATCTTTCATACAATCAGCAACGACTTTTTCAAATGCTGTTTTCGGATAAAGATTACTCACATTTGCTGCATTTTCAACAACTTCAATATCATATCTTTTCATTTTTTCTTTCTCCTTATCCTCATGCCGGTTCATCTAAACACTTAACATCCATACATTCTATCGCAGCACGCATAATCCTTTTAATGCTTCTTTCATGTTTGCCGACTAATTTACTGATTTCTTTAACATTTAAACCATGTATATATCTGGATATTAATACATGTTCATATTTTGGATTTTTAATAGTTGCAATTAAATTTTTAATTCTATCTCTTTCTTCCAAACATTTTTCAAATTCTCCAACTATTTCTTTCCACAAAAGGCATTTATATTCCAAATGATTTTCGCATTTCATATTTGAATCATTAGCAACTGAATTCTTCAATTCCTTTATGTATTGTTCCATCCTCTTTTGTGAATCAAGATAGCTGGATAACATTTTTCTTTTTATTTCCAATTCGTTCAATGGTTTCCTCCCACTAATTCTCCAGAATAAAATATTCTTTGCATCAACATGTAACATTGTAACTAGCATTTGCAAACTTTTTCTCTTTTCTGCTCTCAATAATATCTTCTAACTGATACAAACATCGACTTATGCTTCTAGGTGCTTCATCACGTACTTTGGCGCGATGTTCGTCATTTAAATCCATATACGCAGATATTATGTCTAAATATTCTTTGTACAGTTTATGTCTCATATTCAACGCAATTAAATTTCTGTCCCAAATATAATAGAACACCAAATCATCCATCCTATTTCCCTCTGAGCATAGTTCTTTTAATTTCTGAATATGTATAGGTTCCAAGTCATTAATACTTTCTATGCCAACAATCCCGTATTCACTGTTCAAAAAAATTAATCTCATTTTCTCTTGCCCTTTCTACCGGACTTTGCTACCATGTAATTGGTTTTAATGGGTAGCTCCGGCTACTGCCCTATTGTTAGTTCCCGCTGTCAATAGGGCTTTTTATATTTCTTATATTCCGCAAATAAATTTCTCTTATTTATTCACCAAGTAATCTATTTACTATTTCTGCCTGTTCAGCTAATGCCTGCTTCTTTCTAATACTTTCTTCTGGCAATTGAAAAACCAACGTATTTCTTTCAATTCTACTCTTTGTAGCTTCATCAACTTCTAACTGTTCCAATGGCACATTTGAAGTAAAAATTATTCTTTTACCTGCATTAACACGCTCATCAATAATTCTAAAAATTTCCTGCTGCTGCCATTCTCCACTTTTTTGCTTTCCAAAATCATCAAAAATTAGCAATTCACATTCTCTGTAAATTTGACTTTCATCGTTCAACCCCTGTTGCCGCTTATAACTTTCTCCAACCAATGCCAAATAATTAGGTGCAGTAATAAAACGCATTCGCAGATCATACCGTGTCATAATAGACTTTCCAAGGCAACAGGATAAAAATGTTTTCCCTGTTCCGGGAGTTCGACTCCACAAATACAGTCCTCTACTAATACTTTCAAAATTATTAAAATATTGCTGTATTATCTTTTCAAACTTGTCCATATTTTCACTGTAGGAATTAAACTTAAATTTGCTTAAATCTGCATCCCTATATTGTGATGGTACTCCTGTTAAATCCATTGTCCGTCTTTTTCCCTTACAAGATGTACAAGGTTTTGCAAATGGATGTGCTACTCCATAACCTGGTATTTCACGTTTTTCTAGTTCCCAACCAGTACCATGACATACCGGACAATCTTTACCATAATTTGATACTGCTTGGTGATTCATACTCCGTTCGCTCCTTTCCCTGTACTTTTCCTTTATCTACATAATTCCCATCTAACACCTTTGCCATATTTGCATCCGTTATCAGCCAGTCAAAGTTAGCTGACCAGTTTCTTGAATTCTGACCTTTCAAGAAACTACTTTCCTCTGCCATTTCAAAAAGCTTTTTAAAATCTTCCAACGTATAAACTTTCAATCTAGCTTTAATTGCTTTCTTTCTTTTTTCAGATAATTTGCTGACTTTTGGGAACGATACGCAGGTATCGTTATACATATTAATTATCTCTTGATAATTAATTATATTATCTAATCTATCCTTACCTAATCTAACCTTACCTGTGGATACCTCTGGTATGTCATTTGGTAGACCAAATGTATTCGTAATATATATACCATTTTCAATCTTTAATGTTGCCAATTCTTCTTTATGGATCGTTTTAGTATATCTATCACCACGCACATAATTGTTTTGTTTCCAATGCCGGATAACTACAATCCCATTCTCAAATACAATCACAAATCCCTTTGCAATTAATAGTTTTAAATCATCTGGTCCGCCCCCAATCATTGAGGTGATACGTTTTGGAGACGAAACAAAACCATCATCATCAGCTCTCATTCCTAAATGAAAGTATAAAGCTTGCGAAGATATCGGAAGATCAAGAAAGGAATCTGTATTTACCACGTCAAGACTAAACATGCGTCGGTTAGCCATTAACAAATTCCTCCTGTTTATCTTTCATACCATACATTTTTTCCATAAAGTACGCTTTGCTGACACGTCCTCTGAATACAAGAAAACCTTTAGCTTTTAATTCTTCATTAAGCTGCTTTATTATTTTGTAGCCGGTTCCTTCTGACACGTTGCAAATTTCCGCAATGTCTTTTGCCATTAATACTTGTTTTTCCATACTGTTCTTTTCTCCTTTCTCTCCATGCTGTTACTGCCGGCACCAAGCATAAATAGAATAAATCCTACTTTCTGCATGTTATCTCCTTTCTGATACGCAATAAACCATGTCGTAATTCATAGCGATACCAATGGCGTATCTGTTTCATGGATTCTGCATTAAATATAAAACCGCCTTTTTCAGTGTAAACACTGTATTTAAATCCGTTTATTCCTTGTCTGACAATTACTTCTTTCATAGTTCTTCTCCTCAATTACTTCCCAGATCACCGCCACAGTGGTCTAATCTTCAATAATAACAATGTCTTTTGCTGACAATTCTAATGCCTTACATATAGCCGGAACTACTTTAACTCGTCCTACTCTGTTACCATTTAATGCATTAGATACAGCCTGTTGACTTACTCCGCCTTGTTTAGCAATTTCTGTTATAGTTAGTCCTTTTTCTGCCATTGCTAAGCAAATTTTTCTAGTATCCAATTTAATTTTCAAGTTTTATCCTCCTTTCTTGATATTCAGAATTGAATATTTTGTTTATAATTTTATATTACTATTCATTTATGAATATGTCAACAATGATATTTTCATTTCTGAATATTTGTGTTAGAATACATACAGAGGTGAATATTATGGGAATTAATGAAATAATACAAATAGGAGATAGAATAAAAGAATTTCGTAAAATTTCTGGATTGACACAAAAGGAAATGGCTTCTCTTGCCAATATACCGTATTCCACTTATTCAAATTACGAAAACAATAACAGAGAGCCTAATAAAGAGCAATTAGATAAAATATTACATATATTAGACATCCCTCTTTCGGCTTTAATTGGCACTTCTCCACTAGATAGATTATATAGAACACTTATGAGTGAACGGCATGATTTACAAAAATCAAATAGCTATGAACCAACTGAAAAGAAAAAGAGTTTAGAAAAATATGATGAAGCTATTGCAGAAGTCAAAGAAAGATATAAAGGACATTTTAAAGATAATAGTATAATTGAACCGCTACTTGAAAGTATTAGTCGTGAATATGTATTAAGTACTTCCGATAAAAAATTGGAAAAAATGGTTGAGATATTTTCTAAATTAAATTCGTTTGGTAAAGACAAAGCCATAGAACACGTTGAAATACTTGCAAAGATACCAGAATACAGAAAAGAAGAAGATTAACCCGTTTAATAAACCACCGGTTCCGCCCATTCAGTGTTTCTTCCAAAAATGGAAAAAAGGTGTCATTAATACAGTGACACCCTTGCTTCGGACGAATTTCGTACGAAAGATGAACACCCTTTAAAATAAAGCCATTTCCTCACATTAAAACCTTTAGTGTTATTTCCTTACCTAATCGTTTAAAGTGGCGAGATTAAGCTTTAAAAGAACTACAGCACTATGAAAAATAATATATTTACTTTTTACAATTATAAATCATGAAAGGAGAAATAATTCATGGATGATTTTACCGCAGAATTACAAGCATTTTCACAACGTGTTTTAAATAATAATAGCAATTTACTTACCAATACTTCCACTGAAGATATTTCAACCATACCAGAAAAAGAAGTTGTTCTATATCAGACAGACGATGGTAATATTGATGTTTCCGTTTATTACTACGATGAAAGTTTTTGGCTTACTCAAAAAGCTATGGGTGAATTATTTGGAGTTGCAAGTAATACTATTACTTATCACTTACAAGAAATATTCAAAAGTGGTGAATTAAATGAATTATCAACTACTCGAAAATTTCGAGCAGTTCAAAAGGAAGGTTCCCGAAATGTCACGCGCGAACTTCTATTTTATAATTTAGATGTTATTATTTCCGTTGGCTATCGCGTTAATTCTATTCAAGCAACCAAATTCCGTCAATGGGCAACTTCAACCCTAAAAGAATTTATGATAAAAGGCTTTGTTCTTAACGACGATATGCTTAAAAATGGAAAAAAATTTGGCAAAGATTACTTTGACGAATTACTGGAACGAATAAAAGAAATTCGTGCTAGCGAAAGACGTTTTTACCAAAAAATTACAGATATCTATGCTCAATGCAGCTATGACTATGATCCTAAAAGTGAAATTACAAGGACTTTCTTTAAGACAGTACAAAACAAATTACTTTTTGCAATTACCGGTCATACTGCACCTGAATTAATCTATGATAGAGTTGACAGTACTCGTGAACATATGGGATTGACTACATGGAAAAATGCTCCTGATGGAAAAATTCTTAAATCTGATGTTACTGTCTCTAAAAATTATCTCTCGCAAGATGAGATGAGCGGATTAAATGATGTTGTAAATATGTACCTAGACTATGCTGAAAATCAAGCAAAACGAAATAAACTTATGTCAATGAATGACTGGGTTTCAAAATTAGATTCTTTCCTAAAA